ACCATGCACAAGAGATGGAACCCGGACGGCTCCGGTATCTGCTTGGCTTTCTTTTCTGCTGTATCTGGGAGAGGCGTTCCGTTCGCCCCAATCAAGATTTCACTCATCGTCGTCAGTCTCCAAACGTTTTGCAAGGTCTGTGATGGTTTTCTTTGCGATGTCCAGCCCTTTAATAACTCCGCAAAGTTTTTGGTACTCGGGAAAATCTTTTATGGAACCTTGAGAAAGGAAGTTCACTAACTCTGTGCGCCGCTCATCGAGTTTGGATGCGATGTGGCCTAGCGTTTGGTCTAGGATCACTGCTGTTTAACTCCTTTAAGTTGCTGGGACTTGTGCTTGGCGATGTCGATACCCATGCGAACCCCCTCCAACTCCTGCTGACGCTGGGCATCGACCTGATGCTTCTTGATATCAACACCGATCCTCGCCCCATCCAACTGCATCCGGTTATTAATCTCCGTCTCACGCAGTTTGAGTTCATCAGCTTTACCAGCGGCATCGGCTGCGTCCTTCTTGGCCTTACGTTCAACTTCAGCTTTCTTGATCTGAAGTTCCTGTTGCTGCATCTGGATGAGCGGGTCTTGCTGTTGTTGCTGGGCCTGTTGTGCAGCCGCCTCTCCCTTGTTCTTCTGGAGTAGCTGCTGTGCGGCTTGGGCAACCAGCGCAGAGAGTTGAACCTCAACCTCTGGAGCCAACGTGAAGTCATCGTCGTCGGAGTCCTTATTTGGCATCGGGGGCAGGGCTGCGCCAAGCTGCTGCTCAATCTCACGGCGGTACTGGAATGCCACATGCTCCATGATGTGGGCTTGCGCTGCGGCCATGAGTGCTTGGGCTTGCGGGTTCTGACCCATCACTTGCGCCAGCTTTGGGTCTTGTGTGGCTGCAATATGCACCCCAAGGTGGGCTTGGTGGTCTTGGTACATGAAGGCTTTGACTGGCTTACCATTCATGATTGCCATGTTCTCGGACACGGGGTCGGTAGGCTTCATATCGTCAGGGCTTGGGACGATCTTTTCAAAGTTCTTGACCCCTATGACCTCCAGCATCTGACGGTGGAGATAAGCCATATCGTAGAGTTGTGGTGCGCCTTGGGCCATCTGCATCACGGTCTGGTACTGCACAACCTTCTGCGCCATTGTGGAGGCGTTAGGGTCTGAGACCGGAATGACGTTGACCTGATCGTAGTCGGACTGCTTGGCCTTGCGATCACCAGACTCCGGCTCGTAGCTGTATTCAGTAGGTGTGTTGTCACGAATAATCAACTTCAGGAGTTTGAACTCCTGCTTCATGGCGTAGTGAATCCGAGCCTGAACCGCGCTCATCACTTTCAATATCCGCTCAAGCACAGCCAGTGTCGTACCCACCGGGGCTTGCGCCGACATATCCGACATATTCAAGTCAGCCGTGGCAGCAAACTTCTGACCATCCAGCACAATCTTGTCCATCAACGCAGACAGGGTCTGGCTTGGCTCCTTATACGGAAGGGGTAGGATGTTGTCGCGGATGGCTCCAGAGGGCACATCCACATCCCTGAACTCACCCGGCGCGATAGGAGTGTCATCGCCTTTAATGCGGAGTCCTCTGGACTTCAACCCACCCGGAAGATTGGACAGCGTACCGGCATCAACCAATTGGCGAAGCAGGGACGTAGCAGCTTGCGTGTGCCCACCAATAAGATGTATCAGGCCAAAGTAATAGAAGCCAAAGCCGGGGATGTATCCATAGTGTACGAAGTGCTGACGCTTCAGCTTTCTCTTGTCGTCCTCCAGCCAGTTGCGCCGGATAGACAGAATTTGGGTGGTGCCCTTCTCAATCGTTACGACATATGGCAGCGCGATGCCGGTGGGTTTTCCATCTTCACCCAAGTCCTCATAGCCCCCCAAGTCCAGATCAACGTGCATCTCCAACAACTGGAAGCGGTCATCTATGGAAGCGTTGAACCCCTGCTCCTTGGCTTTTTGCTTCTCCACATCATCCATGACGGTCTGCGGTTCGCCCAGATCAACGTCCCGGTAGAACCCTGCTACCTGCAACCGGCGCATCTCGTTCTCGGTCTTACGCATCCGGTGGGTCACGCGCTCGGCTGACTCAAGGCTTGTGGCACCATAAGGCACCACAATATCTTCTGCGGGGATAAATGGCGCAGCCGCCCGATCAAGGGATGGGTCGAAGTAAATCTTCTTGAAGGCGTTACCCGAGAGGCACATGGAGATCAAGAGTCGCTCATGCTCGGGGCGGTACTCAACCATCACTTCAGTCAATTCATAATTCATGTCATCCTGCACACGAACCGCTGCTTCTTTCTTATCCGGCGTTTCTTTACCGATGATCAGCGTCTTGACCGGCCCCATCGCGGGAAATGTCTCCATGATGGTCTCTGACTGAAACTTGACCGCCGACTCCATCAGAAGCGGGTGGAACACCCCACACGCCCCCGGCCACGGCTCAGAGCGTTCCTCGTATTTCAGGCCCAGCAGTTTCAGACCCTTGACGTAGGTATCCAACCAGTCTTTGCGGGAAGAGACATCCGACTCATAGTCCCCCAGCAGTTCACTGGAAAGGGTCGTTAAAGCCCGTTCATCTATGATCTCCGCGAGGTTATCCCCAAACTCTCCCTCATCACCTTCCTCGGGCATGACTTCTTCGCCGTTGATCTTGACAGACTCCGGGTCTTCAATCTCAATCTCAAGTGCGGGTTCTTCTTCAGCGAGGGCTTCCAATCCTTGCGGGGCTTCGTAGAGTGATTTGTCCATTGCCATGATCTATCCTTTAGTAGTACCCGATGTTTCGCCGGGACTTGAATCTCTTTATCGGGTCTTTCTCATCGCTTGCCAATCGCAAGAACCCACCTTGTCGGAACCTCATCAATGCCAGCGTTGTCGCATCCACCAAGTCATCGTGTGACCCTGCCGGGAACTCCGCAACCTCATCAACCAACTCCTCGGCCCACCGAGTCTGTGGTGCCCACACAATCCCCGAAGCAAAAAAGTCCGATACCGAGTTCAAACGCGCTATCTTATCCTGCCCCTTGCTCGGGGTGTACTCCTGCACCGGGATGCCCATTGCACGTAACTCATAGATAAGTGGTGCGCCCGAAGCCTTCTTCTCGACGATCAGCGAGACCGGGGTGCTCTCCGTGTTCCACGCATGGTAGTGCTCCAACGCCACTTTCTTCAGTTCCGGGAACTCCATCCGATCCTTGAAGCTGTCCAGCACGATGATGTTAGCCGCCCCGGTGGGGTTATCCTGCGGGTCTTTCTCAGGCCACCAAACCCCCCATGTCGTACACGCACTATAGTCTGCTCGGTTGTGTTTCTCAAATGCCGTATCCCAAGACTGGATAATAAAGTCGCATTTGGGGGGTGATTCGTCCTGCCACACCCGCCACCACTCCCGTTTCACGATGGCCCCCTCTTCCGAGGTGGGGTTCTGCATGTACTGCGCCGACCATTGGTAGGAGGGCATGGAGGCTTTGGTTTTCAGGAGCGCGTCCAGCGGCCACTGCTCAGGCCATAAGGACTTCTGAACGAACTGGGTCTGCATCACCCCGTCCTCTTCAACCTCAACTTCCTTCTCCAGAATGGCCGGGAACTCAACCACCTCATACTGATCCGACCCCTCGTTCATGACCATATCCTTGACGACACGGCCTGTCAGATCGTTGGTAGCCCAGCGGGTTTGGACGATGGCAATCCTACCCCCCGGCATCAGTCGGGTTCTTGCCCCGGTGGTGAACCACTCGTAGGCTTTGTCGAACACATCAAGGTTGCCGTTGATGATGTCTTGCTCGTTGTGCGGGTCGTCAATAAGTAGCAAGTCTGCACCACGCCCCGCGATGGCACCGCCAACACCGACTGCAAAGTACTCGCCCCCATGATTAGTATGCCAACGCCCCGCCGATTTTGAATCCTGAGATAACTCGACACCGTCTTTCCCCCCGAAAATTTCTTGATACTTCTCGCTGGCAATCAGGTTTCGCACCTTCCGACCAAAGTCCACGGCTAAGTCAGCCGTGTGGGACACCATCATGACCTTCTGCTCGGGGTGAATGCCCAGAAACCAAGCCGGAAAATAGTACGAAACGAGGTGAGATTTACCAAAACGGGGGGCAATATTGACCGATATGCGGTCTTTAGTCCCGTTAGCTAGGCACTCCAGTAACGCAGCTAGGCGTTTGTGGTGCTCCCCTACCTTATAGTCGGGTTCAATAAACTTTACAAACGAAAGGAGGGAGATTCTGGCGGTTTTGACCAGCTTACGCCGGTCTAATTCGGCAATAAGTAGTAAAACCTCCTCTTTTTGGGCCGAATTTAGCCTGTGCAGGTTGTTTTTAAGCGTAGATAGGGTGTTTGGTGCCACTTTAGGGGGTTAAATCGTCGATAAGGCCGTCTAACTGGGCAATATCAGATAGGCTTTGCTGGGCTGGCATATCCGATTCTTCTTCTTCCTCATCAATGGAAGTTACATCCTCAACCACCAACGCACTGCCCATATACCGTTCCAGCTTCTTCTGGAGTTCCTCTTCCAACTCCTCGTCGGTCTTGGTCTTATGCGTGATCTCTATGCGGTCTGTGAACAAACCCACATCTTTCATCTTGCCCAGCAGTTCCAAGGCTCTGATCCTGATCCTTCCGTCCGGGTTCTCAGACTCAACCAACAGTTTGTTCTTGGTGAACTCCCTGATACGCACCGCACTATTGATCAGTTCATGGTCGTACTCAGAAAGCATCCTGTCCAGATAGACAAGCGAAGCGTTGGGGTAGGTTGCAACAACCGACATGGAAGGTGCTCTCATGCCCTTGTTGTCCGTAAACGCCTTGAAGGTTTCTCGGGCTTGGTTCTTGTCATCTTCACTTGGCTCCGGGGCATCCCCAAACAGTTCCCTTGCCGTCTTACAGGCAAGCCGCGCCCTCTCCAACATCGGGATGTCCGATAGGTTTATGGCGTCAACAACCGGAACATGTTGTTCTGGAACGATTTGCACGATGGGTTTATAGCACATAGGGGTGGGGGTGTGGGAGGTAAAGTTTTCGTGGCGGGGGGTGCGTGGTTGAAACTTATAGGGGGGGGGGTGTGGGCGGTAACGATTTCGTGACGGGGGGTGGTCCGGTATGGGCG